TCTGGCCATCCAGCAGAAGGTTTTCGGCAACAAGATCGACGATAACGGCGTGCTCATCCGCAGCGCCAGCGACACGCCGCCCTACTATGCGGTGGGCTTTATGAGTGAGAAGTCCAACCACAAGTACCGTTATGTGTGGTTGTATAAGGTTCGCGCCACGCCGCTGACCGAGAACTACGCCACCAAGGAGGGCACCAAGGTGACCCGACAGACCGGCGAGATCCAGTGGACAGCCATCAAGCGCACCCACGACGGTCAGTACCAGGCGGTCGCCGACGAGGGCGAGAACGGCTTTACGGCTGAGAAGGCTGCAACCTTCCTCCAGTCCGTGTACGAGCCGTCTTTCACGCCCGCCCCGTGATAATGTTTCTTTCGACAATGCTGCCGCAGGCTCCTGCCTGTGGCAGCGCACATTTTAGGAGGAATAACGCTTATGATTACCTGTAAGCTGGGCGATAAGACATATACCGTGGATTACATCACGGGCCGTGCCCTCCGGGAGATCGAACCGGCGGCGAAGATGTACACCCGAATCAGTGAAATCTCCGAGGCTGCTGTGAAGGGCGAAACTGTAGAGAACCCTGACGGTCTGACCATTCCCGATGCGCTGGACGTCATGATCCGCTGGTTCTGCCTGCTGTTCAACAACCAGTTCACCCCGGACGACGTGCTGGACAACTACCCCGTGGATCGCCTGATGCACGACATCGTCATAGCGCTGTTCGCGGTGCAGGCGCAGACCACGGATGTGCTGGCCAGTTTCCCTACGACGGCAGCGGAGGACTGACACCCCCGGATGGCGACAGGCTTACGCTGCAGGATTTCATTTACTCAACCTACAACTCCCTGCTGGACGCCGGTTGGCGCATGCAGGAGATCGACCAGATGGATATGCTCGGCTTTTTAAAGGTGCGGGCATGGAACTCCAACCGAGCGAAGGACAAGGCAGAACCGAAACAGAGATTCATCGACGAGGTGTGGCCAGGGCTGAAACCGTGAGAAAGGGCATTTCTTATGGAAAATGTCTTTTCTCATGGCTTTTCATGTGGTATACTGGATGCAGAAACAGGTACTCAACTCGGAATTTGAAGAAGGGAAAAAATGAAAGCTGTAAATACGCCTTCCCGCGCCAGAAGGATCATTGGTGACATTCTGCTTGTGCTGGCCATTCTTCTCTTTGCTGACGTGGTTATCGTCATGCTCCATAAAATCAATGCCGTTGTCCTGAAAGCGGATTATCAGGATGTTTTTCAATACCAGGTCATCCTTTGCACGATCCTGCTGCTGTTCGCGCTTGATATCCGTTTCAGTCTCTTTACCCGGTGGAAACCCACTGCCGTTCGGATTGCCGGCTGGGCTTTGCGCGTTATCGTTGTTGTTCTCACCGTGGTGATCCTATTCTTCTGCGGAAAGGTGATCTGCGGCAGCATGATAAATAATGCGGGCCAGGCAGATCATGCAATCGTACTTGGACTGGCGCTGGAAAACGGAAAACCGACAGACGATCTGTTGGCAAGACTGAACACCGCCCAAACGTATCTGGAAAAATACCCGGAAGCACAGTTGATTCTGACCGGGGGCAACGCGGATGACGTTTCAGGTCGCACGGAAGCAGCCGTCATGCGCGATATTCTGATTGACCGTGGGGTGACGGAAGATCGGATGATTCTGGAGGATCAGGCGGCAAGCACCAAAGACAATTTCCGGAACACAGCGCAGATTATTGACCCCGATCGACCTGTCGTATTGATCAGCAGCAACTATCACATGGACAGGGCTGTTCAGACGGCAAAGCGCACGGGATTTTCAGATATCCTGCGACTGCCCGCACCGTCATCGTTCCTTAGCTATGGTGCCAATGTCATGTCCGAAGTCGTTCTGGAATTGAATGAGTTAACGCTCAAACAGTAAGGAAATCGTGCAAATTCCAGTTTTCCGAGATGTATAAATCGACCTGCGTCGCGTTAGCGGCGCATTTTTAATGCTCAAAATAGGTGGTGAATCCTCATGGCAGAAGTCCTGCGCGACCTCGTGGTATCGCTGTCCCTGAAGACGGACAACTTCTCCAGAAATATCAACAGCATCAACCGCCAGATCCGCGAGGCGGAGAGCGCCTTCAGGCTGGCCGGGACTGGTATTGACAACTTCGGTAATACCACGGCGGGCATGTCGAGCAGGCTGTCCATGCTTCAGACCAATCTGGGGCATCAACGGGATGCTGTGGGTCAGTGGGAACGCGCTCTGGCCACCGCCAATGCCCGCCTTCAGGAGAGTCATGCCAGGTATGCTGATTATTCCGGCAGGCTGGAAGAAGCCCGGCAGAGACACCAAGCCCTGGGTGATGAGCTCAAGGTTCAGGAGGGCTATCTGCAGGAGATCGCCGACGCATGCGGTACGGACTGCAATGCGTACAAGGAAGCATCCGAGGCCCTGGAACCCCTGCGGGCAGAATACGCCGCCAGCGGTGAAGAAGTCAAGAAGCTCGAAGGCCAGTGCACCTCCCTGCAGCGGGCCATGCAGCGCGACGCGGACGCCGTCTCTCGGGCTCAAACCGAGCTCAATAATGCCCGGGCCACGGTACGCGAGACGGAAGCGGAAATCCGAAGGCTCACACAGCAGTTGCAGATCTCCCGCTCCGCCTGGACACAGGCGGGCGCTGCCCTGACGGCATTTTCCACCAAGCTGACGGCCATCGGCAAGAGCGCTACCGCGCTGGGACGTCGCATGACCGTCATGATCACCACGCCAATCGTGGCGATGGGCAAGAAGATCGTGCAGGCCAGCCTGGACTTTGAGTCCTCGTTTGCCTATGTGCGCAAGACCGTGCAGGCGACGGAGGAACAATACGATCAGCTGGCAGCTGCGTCCAAGCGGTTGTCCACGCAGATAGCCACCTCCACCACGGACATCAATCACGTCATGTCCACCGGCGGTCAGCTGGGTATCGCCACAGAACACATCGAGGAGTTTTCGCGGGTCATGATCGACCTGGCGAACAGCAGCACAGACCTGGACGCGGACACAGCGGCCACCAGCCTTGCCAAGTTCGCCAACATCATGGGAACCGACCAGTCGCTGTTCAGGAACATCGGCTCTACAGTCGCCGAGCTGGGTAACAACTTCGCCACCACCGAGGAGCCCATCGTCACCATGGCGATGCGTATCGCCGGTGCCGGTAAGCAGATCGGCCTGACAGAGCCCCAGGTGCTGGGGCTGGCCGCCGCGCTGTCCTCGGTCGGCATACAGGCCCAGGCGGGCGGCTCTTCCATGTCCAAGGCCCTGATCAACATGGAGGTTGCAGCCCAGAGCGGAGGTCAGGCCCTGAAGGACTTTGCCATGGTCAGCGGCCTGTCGGAGCAGGAATTTGTCCGGCAGTGGAAGGAAGACCCCGTTCAGGTGTTCCAGAAGATCATCGAGGGCCTGGGCAAGCTGGATGACGAAGGCGCGTCCGCCGTCAAGACCCTGAACGACATAGGCATCAGTGAAATCAGGCTTAGAGACACACTGCTCCGTGCCACAAACGCCAGCGAGCTGTTTGCGCGGGCGCAGAAGATGGCGACACAGGCGTGGGAGGAGAACACGGCGCTGGAAACCATGGCGTCCAAGCGATACGCCACCCTTCAGAGCCGGTTGACGAATCTGAAGAACAAGGCTGTGCTCTTCGCGCAGACCCTGGGCGATGATCTCCGCTCTACCATTGAGCGCGTCATGGACAGCATCAGTGGATTCATCGACAAACTGGAGAACATGGATCAATCCCAGCGCATGGGTATTCTCCGCTTCGCCGCCTTCGTTGCCGCTGCCGGTCCGGTCATCCTGATCTTTGGTCGGCTGGCCACGGGCATCGGGAAGGTGACCGGTGTGCTGGGCACGTTCTGTACCGCTGTTGGCAAAGCCGGGGGCGGGTTCTCCGGGCTGTTTTCCGTAATCTCAAAGTCGCCCGCCGTGTGGCTCGCCGTCGCAGCGGCGGTGGCCTACGGGACCTTTAAGCTGCTGGACTGGGTCACCGGCGCGAAGAAGGCGCGGGAAGCGACGCAGGCGCTCATCGACAAGGCGAAGGAGTGGAAGGACACCGCCGCTGAAACCTTCTACGGAAAAAGCGGTGCTGGGCTTTCCTTCTTCGGCATGTCGGAGGACGACTTCAAGAACGACAATACCGCCAAGAGCGCCCGAGCTTGGATGACTGGCCTCATCGACGTGTGGACAGACGGCAAGGGTGAGACGAACGAAATCGTCAGGGAGTGGACGGACTCCTGGAAGGCCCTGACGGAGTCCACCCGCACCGAACTTCAAACGCTGCAGGCATCGGCGAAGGATGCCGGGTACACCGGGGTCGCCGACCAGATCCAGGCGGACATCGACAACCTGGACAGCATGGACTGGGAGATCTCTGCCCTGCTGAAGAAGCGGCAGAACGGATATCTCACCGACGATGAGAAGATCCGCCTGCAGGAGCTCATCGATGACCGGGAAGCCATTATCATCAAGTACAAGCTGCAGCCCGACAGTGAGACCGAGGGCTTTGAGACGATTCTCGATAAGGTGGAAGCCGAGGTTGCCCGTGCCCAGGCCCGAGGCCAGCAGGACGCCGATGTGTCCGTCTACCAGAACGCTATGGTTGCTGCTGCGCAGGGCATGGCCACGCTGAACAGCGAGATCGACGCCCAGTATGACAGCGAGTATGCCCTGATCCAGCTCATGGAGGATGGCGCGGAAAAGGAAGCGGCACTGGCAGACCTGAACACCAGCTACAATGAGCGGAGGCTGGCTGCTGCCCGCGAATACGCACAGACGCTGGCGCAGCTGGTCAATCCCGTGTGGAACGACGAGGGCATGCGGCAGACCGGGGATACGCTCTCCGATCTCGCCGCCAAGCTCACAGCGTATGATGCCGCGGTCAAGACCTACGGCGCAAACTCCTATGAGGCTGCCACCGCGCTGGATGCTGTGAAGGCAGCGGCGACTGGGCTTAATGAGAGCAGCCTCACGGAATACGCCGCCGTGCTCACGCAGATCTCTGAGCTGCTCACCAGCGGTATGAGCATGGACGAGGTGCAGGCGTTGTTCCCGGACATCGACGTTAGCACAGCCCTGGAGCAGCTGGCGTCCATCCAGCAGTTTACCAGCCAGTATTCCTCCTCCTTGGAAGGGCTGGCGTCCATGTTCGGCGAGGGGCTCTCCGAGGAAGTGCTGAAGATCGCTACCGAGCTGGATATGACCGGCGCTCAGGCTAACTGGGATGAGTTCGCCGCCAACCCCGGCGCGATTACCACGGATGCCATCATCGCAGGCATACAGGAGCAGGAGAACGCCGCGCGGCAGCAGATCCTGGTGGATGCCGTGGTGGACAAGCTCATCACCACTGACGCCGATACCGGGGTAACTTCCCTGACTGTTGAGGGCATCATCGGCTATGTCACGCAGTACGCCGAGGCGACCACCGGCGCGGATGTGTCCGGGCTGACGCCCGACAACGTGACAGCGATGGTCGCCGCCTATCAGGAGATGGCTGAGGGTGTGGACATGTCCATGCTCAAGCCGGATGAAATCGTCGCGTACATCAACAAGTACCTGGAGGACAACGAGGTCGATACCACGGGCCTGACGCCGGGG